CCCATGTAAGCATAGATGCCAATCAGAAAGTGGAAGATAACGAGTTGGAAAGGACCACCGTTATAGAGCCACTCGTCGAGAGAAGCTGCTTCCCAAATTGGATAAAAATGCAAGCCGATAGCGTTAGAGGAAGGAACAACAGCACCAGAGATGATGTTGTTACCGTAGAGAAGTGAACCAGCGACGGGTTCACGGATTCCGTCAATGTCGACGGGAGGTGCACCGATGAATGCAATGATGAAACAAGTAGTAGCAGCAAGGAGGCAAGGAATCATAAGGACTCCAAACCAACCAACATAAAGACGATTGTCAGTGCTGGTTACCCAGTTGCAGAACTGTTCCCAAGTAGATTGCGTCTGTTGACGCGATAGAGTAGCGTTAGCCATTTGTTTGTACGAAAAGTAAGACCATCAGGGAAATGGTGGAGTTACTATTTCCTCTCACCCTTAGAGAGGATATGAGAGACGTGATTTAGACACCCTATAGGTCTCGGTTTGGGGTGTTTAACAACAAAAAAGGTTCTCTAAAGAACCTCTCCTATTGATGTATTTATTATAAGTAAAAAATAAGTTCTGTCAACCACTTGACAAAACATTTTCTGATGACTAAAATCCGCTTGTCCCTTTTGAGACCTTAATAAGTAAAACCTTTAAGGTACTCAAGGACTTCATTGAGATATCTATCCGCCACTAGTCTTTGTTCTTCACTCATAGTTTCATCTCTCAGCTGATCTTTAAGTCTTAAGACCTTTGAAAGGATTTCATATTTGGTTAAAACTCCTCTTGCCATTCATCTAACCTCTTTTTAAGTTCAGTATCAATAAAGTCACTTCTTTTCTTCCAAGTGTCTTTGTTTGGGTATATCTTTCCTTTTACATACTTATCATTAATGCATTCAGGGGAATCAACAGTTGAACAAACTAGGTTAGATAAAGTTTCCTCATCACCTCTAGCTCCTGTTCTCCAATAATGTTGACCATTTAACCATGTTGCACCACATTTAGGACATTCAACTCTTGAAAGAGAAAAATCAGATGTTTGTTTATCCATATTAGAAAGGAGAAGGTAATCCACCACCACCAGGAACAGAATTTGATTCTGTTGATGGAATAGAGATGGGTGTATTTAATGAATTTACAATAGTGTCTTCAACAACTTGTGTAACTTCACCAAGAATGTTTTCAGTTACTGACTGAATAAAAGAATCTTTTTGGGAATAAAGATAATAACCACCAACAACTATTCCTGTAGAAACAGAGAATGAAATTAGAGCCAATGTGTTAATAACCTTTTGCATGATTCTCATTAGTATCAGTATTATACTATATTTATCTGTCTCATTCAATTCTCAGAATTCTAAATAACTCTGAAGTTTAGAGTAAGAAGATGAAGAGACTTTTTCTTATTGCATCATCTACTTTATTCTTAGCAACACCAGTTAGTGCAGCAGAAATCACTTCAAGAATTACAGACTCAGTTCAACTCACAGTTGATGGAGCTGCAGTTCAATCAAACAGAATTGGATCTTCTTATTCTGTCTCAGGAAGTAACATCTCTGTCACAACATTGGGTGGTTTGACAGGGGGTTCTGCTACTGCGGCACCAACCATCTCAGCAGGATCTTACACCATTAACACTGATGGTTCTGCTTTTTCTTTTACAGAAGCATCAACCATTGGTGACACACCAGTGACCACACAGTCATCACTTTCCAGTAATGGAAGGTTTGACTCACCAAATCTTTATGGTGACACCATCACAACCGCTGGTGGTTCAGCTGGAACACTTGCAGGAACTCTTTCTGCAACATCTATTCCAACCATCACAGCAGGTGGTCCAGGAACTAGTGGAACTGCACAAAGAACCATTGAGTTGAGTGTTTTCAAATGAATAAGAACCTCCCATTAGCACTTTTTACTTGTGGGCTTTTGGGAGTCCTTTATGGATTCTCTCAACCGTCTTATGCTGCATCGGTTATCCCAAATTTCACCAGAGGAACTGTGACCTCTGAAACCACATCAACAACTACATTAGTTGAAACGATTCGACAAATAGAATACACGACTGGAGAGTCCTACACAGTAACAGGAACAAACATTGTCATTCCTGATAATCCTGGACCAGACTCTGTTTATGTTCCACACACTCAAGGTGCTCCTTTCCAGTTCAGTGAAACTTATCTTGGACCTGGAATAGCAAAGGAGACCTACATTGATAGGACAACGACTACTGAGAGTTTTACTAATAGCATCAGTGTCTTTACCCAGTAAAGCACTGGCTGAAGCTCCCTCAACAACTAACATCGCAGGACCCTCCGCATCTGCATCTGGCAATGTAACAAACCAAGCTGTTCAGGTTTTGCAGGGTCCTTTTTCAGTGAACACTTATGGAGGTGGTGTTGCTTGTCAAGGTCCAACAATGAGTGTTCAACCATTTGTTATTGGTAATAACAATTACAATGATGATCCAGAAGCTTATGGAAGTGGTTCTGGAAACTTTGGTGTTTCTTTAGGATTTCAAGTTCCATTAGATGGTGAATCTGTAGAACTCTGTAAGGAAAGAGCAAGAACAGAAATTGCTAGACAACAAGCAGAAGCAGATAAGGCCAGGTTAGATTTTGAATTAGTCAGACTTATCAAGTGTGGTGAAGCAGCAAAAGCAGGAGTGAGATTTCATCCTCAATCACCTTATGCTGGAATTTGTGCTGATGTCGTTGTAATTGCTCCACCTCCCCCAGAACCAAAATTATGAATGATCCAGTCTGGTCAGTCATTTTATTAGTCTTTATTCTTGTTGCAATCACAACAGGTTACATTTACTACATTTTACGTTTAGCAAATAAGGAGTTAGAAGATGGGGAAAATGTTACCACCTTCGAGGAAAAGTTGTTACAATTTTCGAGTGATAGAGATAAATAGAGTTGTCGATGGTGACACGATTGATGTCACGATTGATCTCGGTTTTGACCTTTATAAAAAAGAAAGAGTTAGAGTTGCTGGTGTTGACACCCCAGAGAAACGCACAAAGGATCCAGAAGAAAAAGCACTTGGTTATGACGCAACAAACTGGCTCAAAGATAAACTTGAAGGTGCGATTGCTGGTGATGATGAGCTCACTGTTCGCACTGAGTTGGTTGGGGGTGTTGGCAAATATGGAAGACTTCTCGGGGGGTTATACATTGGAGACGCCGAACTCTCCCTCAACGAACAAATGATCACCGAAGGCTATGCATGGTCTTATGATGGCGGAACCAAACAAAAGAACTTTGAAGAACTTAGAGAAATTCGTAGAACAAATGGAACACTCCTTTGAACTTACAATGGAGGATTATGTAATCATCCTAAATGCCCTTCATTATTATAAGAAAGTTGAGAAACATCCAAACTTCTCACACTTTGATGAAAAAAGAATCAATGAGTTGAGAGACAAAATGGCCTATCAACTCATTCCAAGTCCCTTTAGTGAACCAAACAATGAGTAGTGTCTTTATCTTTGGATTTATAATCCTTCTCTCTATTACAATGGAACTTACATTACCAGTAAGAAAAAACCAATAGGGTGTAAATTTACACAGAAAAAATTTTCAGGCAATTATGAAATCAAAAAGCAAATTTTGCACCAAGTTTCTTTGCAATAATTTTTGGTGAAGCAAAATACTTTTTGAATCTTTTAACACCTTCCTTGGTCATCTTATTTGCCAAAGCATCATCAATAATTAGTTTGTTATCTAACTCCCAAAGAGTATCAAGATCAACTTGATCTCTAAGGTATTGTTCAAGATTATCAATATTACTTTCCAAAATCTTCATTCCTTTTTGTGAATATTCAATAATCTCAACCCCTTCTGCAGATTCAACAAAGTGAAGGACAGGTTTGACTTGTTTAATCTTAATTTTCTTCTTTTTCTTAGGTGCCATCATTTTTTTGGCTAATGGTTCCAACATCTGTTTGGCTTGACCAACAGCAAGAGTTGCACCTAAAGTAACCACAGTTGTGACAACTGCAGTTGCCCCAGCAGTCACCAAAGGTGCCACATCAACAGCAGGAACATCTAACCCCCCAACATTGATGGTTGGTGTTGGTGGAGTTCTTGTGTCTAAACCTGGTCTTGTTGGTGTTACAGGGGATTCTGAAGGGGTCTCACCACCAACAACACCTTCCCATTCCTCTCTGGTTGGAACATCAATTGTAGGATAATCAATAACCACTCCAGGAATGTCAATAACTGGTGGTGATATTCCAGAAACAACAGGTCTTGGTAAGATTGTTGGTGCTACAACAGGAGGTGGTAATGACTCAATAACAGGAGATGGAATCCTTTCAATTCTTGGTGACATTAGATGGTTGGCATAACAGGTGGTTCACCATCATTCTTAGGTGCTACTGTAGAAATTTGAACTGGTGCCTGTTCAATTCTAATTGTTTGAGCAGGTGCAGTTTGTGCTGCAGCAGCAATCAATTTCTCAAGATCTTCTTTAGTGATAGAAGCACCACCAGCAGCAGCACCATTCATCTTCATTGTACCATCATTAGATTTCTTTGCAGTCTGAACACCGAAGGTTGCTAAAACTCCAGTAAAGACTGATGCAATAAAGGTGGGATCCAGTTTCTGTTCTGGAATACCAAGAGCAGCAGGAAGTTTGATATATGCAAGTGTGAGAATTCCCCCAGACCAAACAAGAATACCAAGACGAACCATGGTGCTGATGGCTTCTAATTGACCTTCATGATCCTCAGCAGCATTTTTAATCTTACCAAGAAAACCTTTTTTCTTTTCTTGTTGAGCTTTCTCTTTTACTTCTTCTGTCATGGTTTGGTAGTTACAGTTGATTTATTTATTTTTTAAATCATTAAAGAGCATAAAAAAGGGGGTCAATTAGACCCCTGATAAACTGGTTGCATGATCCCTTTATCTGGACCATTATCATCATCATCTCCTAGTGATGTGAGAACAAATGCTATTGCGAATCCTACTAGTAAACCTAGATATGACCACGTACTCATGACTCATCACCAGACTGTGAAAGCATTGCTCCTGCACCAAAAGCAACCATCATGATTGCTGCTACTGCAAGGAATCCCATCACCAAATACCAGGAATCAGCTGCCCTGTTGTTGCATATGCACCCATTGCTGCAATGACACCAAGCATTGCTGCCCAGCCATTAATCCTTTCTGCGTTTTCGTTCATTAGTTTTCTCCTTTGTTTTGTTGAAAATTATAATCTCTTCACCATCATGGGTAAAGATTAGTTCATCATCATGATCCCAACATAACTCTTCATAAAGAGAGTTGAGTTTCCTTAGATCTTCATAGAGAGCGTTTGGATTTGGCATATTAGTAAAGATGTTCTTCTTGTTCAGTAAGAATCACTGAGTCAGAAGTTGGATAAGATACACACAGAAGAGCAAATCCTTCTTCAATCTGATCATCATCTAAGAACGATTGATCACTTTGATCAACTGTTCCTGAAATAATCTTAGCAGCACATGAAGAACAGGCTCCTGCACGACATGAATAATTTAGGTCAATACCTTGTTCCTCTGCTGCATCAAGAATGTATTGGTCCTCAAGAACCTCAATTTGAGTTTCTACACCCTCAGGTGTTTTGAGTGTAACTTTGAATGCCATTAGTAAGTTTCCGATAATTGTTGGACTGCGTAACCCAATAGGACAAAAAATGCAATCGATGTGATTGTAAAAATTGTTGAAGTCATTGTCAAGTGTTCCTTGTTACAGTGAGTAGTTCAATCAAAGAAGTTTCCATCAGAATCCAAACGCTCCAAAGAAGAAGAAACTACCAGTAGTCATGTAAGAAATGAGTCCAGCAACAAAACCCAACATGGCTACACGACCATTCAGTTTCTCTGCACGCTCATTGTGAGACTCCATACCATACTTGGCACGATCCTCATCAGTCATATACATTGCAGGTTCAGTAGCCCACATGTTTTGTTGTCCCCTTTCATTCGTCGTTACCGTCATCATAAACTCCTTTTGTTAAGTTATGTTTACTATTTTATAATAATTTAACTTTTCAGTCAACAAAATGGACATTTTTTAATTTGTCTGTCTTGGTTTCCACATCTAAGTCTAATTACTTAGTAGTCATTAGATGAAATAAATCTTTTACATTCAGTTATATTCTTCTTACACCAATTTCTTACATAAGAATGTGTGTCAATGTCCATTGCATAATGAGCATGATTGTGAATGTTTCCTATAACAATCAAAGACCCCAGTAAAACAAGATTTAAAGAAGTCACAGGATGAAATAAAACCCTGAGAAATTTTAACATAAAAAAAGGGGAGTGACCTCCCCTGATTTATAAAAGTTATTCAGTAACTCAGAAGGTGTACTTGACACCCAACTTAGCACCAACACCCAGATCATCAAACTCTTGCCCAACGGTGATAGCTGAAAGCTCACCATAGAAACCAAGGTTATCAGTTGCGTTTACAGATGCACCAACCTTACCAGAGAACTCAGTTTCGTTCTCCAGACCGTCTTCAGCAACGATGGTAGGGCCACCTTGGATGTACCAACCAGCGTCCTCACCCAGGTCACCTTCGAAACCTACATGGAAGTCGGTAGCAGCACCAGTGTAGTCATCGCCAGTCCAACCAGCGTTGGTCTCGACGTTCACATAGGGACCTGCAAAAGCAGCACCGGCGGACATGGACAGAGCAGCAGTTGCTGCGAATACAGATTTGATCATTTTAGATACCTCTATTTTTCTCGTGAATAAAATCCACGGATGGAAAGGGACTCGACGTGTCCCTGTTTGTTTAAACAAACTCGCGAGTAGTTGAGGCTTGCTTGTTTCATTCTGTGAAGAAATGTCCCCACGAATGTTTATTTATAATAAGAAATTATTCTAATCTTGTTTAGTTTCTGGTTGTGTATGTGTGGAAGTGGTGACACGACCCAGATAAGGATCATAATCCATAATGTCACTTGCAGACATCTGTGCTCCTTTCTGAGACCAGAAGTTTAACTGAGCTTCATAATTACCCTTGTGGAAAGCATCCACATGGTCAGGGTGAATAGAAGATCCCAGTTCAGTTCGATAAAGAAGAAGAGGAAGAGCATAGGTGTTACCTGAATTGTAGATAAGATCGTCAGCAACTGGTCTTGGTTTGACTCCATTATCAAGTTTGTATTTGTCTTCCCTACAGTGAAGTCTAATTAGTTTCTCAGCATGGTGTCTTGTAATTAAATAACAAGCTGTGGAGAATTCATTCACAAATCTCTTGTGAACCTTGATGTGAATGTCTCCTGTACAAATGATTGCAATCTGACACACATCCCAGTCATAAGGAATCTTAGAATAAAAATCTCTCCATTCAAAATTCCAAAACCTTACAAGGTCTAAACTAACATCATCTTCCATGATGACTGCATAGGGTTCACCAGTCTCATAGAATTGTTTAATTGCTTTAAGGTGAGAGGTGGTACATCCAATCTCACCAGATGTCATCATGTCGGGATAACGACCCTTCAGAATATCACTCAGGTCATCTTCACGACCATCATAGGCAGACACTCGAGTGTAGTTATCAATC